CCTCGCCCCGTAGGCGTTCGATCTCCACCCACTTCTGCACCTCGTGGATGGCGGTGGCGACGTCGGGATCACTGACGTTGCGGTGGTCGGCCGAGTCGTCGGCGTAGCACTGGAAGTCGATCATGGTCATCGCATGGTCCCCTCGCGCGTCGAAGCGGCTTCGGCGGGGTCCGGGCCGGTGACCCGCGACGATACGACCGGGCACCGCCGCGGTCTACGCTCGCCCCCCAATGGCGCGCCCCCGAGTAGCGGAAGCGCCGCTGAAGGTCCCCAGCGGCTTCGTGGCCTCGGCCGTCCGCCTGCCTACGTCCTCACGGAACATGGCCGGTCGGTCCGAGGGTTGGCAGACCCAGGCCTGGAACTACTGGGAGACGACGGGCGAGCTGCGCTACGTGGCCCAGTGGACGGGCAACGTCCTGAGTCGGGCCATGCTCGTCCCGGCCAAGCGCGACGGCCGGATGCTGGTGCCGGTCACCGACCCCGCCGACCCCGCCATGGAGGCGATGCAGGCCCTGTACGGCGGGCCCCAGGGCCAGGCCGAGATGCTCCAGCTGTTCGGCGTCCACTCCACCGTGGCGGGGGAGGTCTACATCGTCAACCGCGCCGCCGGGGACCAGTGGAACATGCTGGCGTCGGGGCGGGTGCGCCAGCTGTCGACCGGGTCGGACGGCGGCCCCCGGCTCCAGGCCGACTTCGGGCTGGAGGGCGGGCCGACCCCGCTGGCGGCCGAGGACCTGGTGGTGCGCATCTGGACCCCGCACCCCCGCGACCCCACCCGGCCCGACTCGCCGGTGCGGGCCAACCTCAACACCCTGGCCCAGATCGCCAGCTACGACGCCCACATCGCCGCCCAGGTCCGCAGCCGCCTGGCCGGGAACGGCATCCTGTTCCTGTCCAACGAGGTCGACTTCCCGGTGCCGCCGGGCGCCGACCCGGCGCTGTCGCCCGCCTCGCACTTCATGGCCATGATGGCCGAGGCGATGATGACGCCGATCGAGAACCCCGGCGACCCCTCGGCCCTCGTCCCCATCGTGGCCATGGTGCCGACGGACTCGCTGGGCAAGAACGAGCACGTCAAGTTCTGGAGCGACCTCGACGCCAGCGTGGTGGAGATGCGCGACGCCGCCATCAAGCGCCTGGCCCTCGGTCTCGACGTGCCCCCCGAGGTCCTGCTGGGCGTGGCCGACGCCAACCACTGGAACGCCTGGCTGAGCGAGGAGTCGGCGGTCAAGGCGCACCTGGAGCCGAAGCTGGCCATCATCGCCTACGCCCTGACCGAGCAGTATCTGCAACCGGCGCTGACCGACGTGGTCGACAACCCGCAGGACTACTTCGTCATCGCCGACACGTCCTCCATCCGCCTGCGCCCCAACCGGAGCCAGGAGGCCATCGAGCTCTATGACCGGGGCGAGCTGAGCGGCGTGGCCCTGCGCCGGGAGACGGGCTTCCAGCAGGAGGACGCCCCCCTGCCCGACGAGGTCAAGACGTGGCTGCTGAAGAAGATCGCCTCCGGCTCGACGTCGCCCGAGCAGACCCAAGCGGCGCTGTCGCTGCTGGGGGCCGACCTCGGCATCTCGGCCGTCCCCGAGACCATCCGCATCACCGAGCAGAACAAGCCGCCGCCCGACAACCAGCGCACCGACACCGGCCCGCAGCTGACCCAGCGCAACCCGCCCAGCGAGTCCCGGGCCCGCAGGCGCGCCAGCCGGGAGCAGTCGGGGCTGGCGGCGGCGTGCGACGTGCTCGTGTACCGCGCGTTAGAACGCGCGGGCAGCCGCCTGCGCAACGCCCACCCCCGCACCGACGCCTCCAAGATGGCGCCCACCGACGTCTACAAGCGCTTCTCCGGCGACCCCGACGTCCTGCTGGCGGGGGCGTGGGACTGCGCCGCCGCCGTGCTCGACCCCTACACCGACGACCCCGACGAGGTCATCGCCACCCTCGACTTCTACGTGCGAGGCCTGCTGGGGAGTCACCGCGACCACAGCGAGGTCGTCATGGCCGCCCTCATCGGCTCCCGCCCCATCGCCCTGGCCCCGGCCGAGTAGGAGGCACCATGGACAACCTCGCCGCCGTCCGCCGGATCAGCCCCGCCGTGGAGAAGGCCCTGCGGGCCGACCCCGCCGAGCGGGCCGACGCCCTCCACCTCATCGCCGAGGAGCTGTTCGCCTCCGCCTTCGACGACATCGACAACAGCGGGGAACCGGCCGACCTCGCCGCCGTCGTCAACGACTTCTCATCCGCCATCGTCGGCGCCGTCGACCAGACGACCGACGAGAGCGATCCCGACCGGGTGGCGCAGTGGATCGCCACCGCCGCCCTCAACGCCGCCACCATCGCGTCGGCGCCGAGTGGTGCCTCGTTCACCTGGCGCACACAGCAAGACGAACGCGTGCGGGAAATGCACGTCCCGCTGCACGGGGTGACGGTAGCGGCCGGGCAACCGTTCAACGTCGGGGGCCACCCGCTGGAGTATCCGGGGCAGCCCATCGGGCCGCCCGACGTGTGGATCAACTGCCGCTGCTTCCTCGACGTCAACGCCGGGCTGTCAAGCAGTCTGAATCGTGAAGATGGCGGCGACGCGCTGACGGCCCGCTCCTACAGCGCCGACGAGCGCAAGAAGCTGGCCGACAAGGGTCATGCGATGTCTGACGGCAGCTTCCCGATCGCCGACGAGCACGACCTCCGCAACGCCATCCAGGCCATCGGCCGGGCCAAGGACCCGGAGAAGGCCAAGGCCCACATCCGCAAGCGGGCCAAGGCCCTCGGCCTGACTGACCTGCTCCCCGACTCGTGGACGGCGAGCGCGGAGGTCGACGAGGCGCTCACCGCCTGGAAGCCGTCGACATCGCCGCCGGGGACCCACGACGCCCCGGGCTGGATCACCAACCCCCGCGAGACCCAGCGCCTGCGCACCTACTGGACCAAGGGCAAGGGCCGGGCCAAGATCGGCTGGGGGGCGCCCGGCGACTTCAACCGCTGCCGGGCCCAGCTGGGTAAGTACATCCACAACAAGGCGTATCTGGACGGCACCTGCGCCAACATGCACTTCGTGGCGCTCGGCTTCTGGCCCAACCAGGGGCCGCACAAGGGCAAGCACGGTTCGCACGGGCTGCTGCACGCCGACGCCGCCCCCGTCGACGACCTCGACCTGGACACCCCCGAGACCGCCACCGTCACCGCCGCCTTCGAGGAGGCCGCTCACCTAGGAGATGGCATGGACACCCTGCCCCCCGTCGAATGGTTCCAGGACCCGCAGCTCCGGGGGCCGACGCCCCTGACCATCGCCGGGGACGGCCAGGTCTTCGGCCACCTGGCGACGTGGGGGACGTGCCACGTGGGCATCGACAAGACGTGCGTCACCGCGCCCAAGTCCAACCACGACTACGCCTACTTCCGCACCGGCGAGGTGGAGACGGCGGGCGGCCCGGTGACGGTGGGGCAGATCACCATGAACACCGGTCACGCCACCGACGACCTCGACCCCAACGAGACGGTGAGGCACTACGACCACACCGGCACCGCCATCGCCGACGTGGCTGCCGGGGAGGACGACTACGGCATCTGGGTCGCCGGGGCCATCCGGCCCGGGGTGTCCATCGACCAGATTCACGGCCTGCGCGCCGGAGCCCTCAGCGGCGACTGGCGCCGCATCGGCGGGAACCTGGAGCTGGTGGGGGCGCTGGTGGTGAACGTGCCCGGGTTTCCGATTCCACGCCCCTCGATGGCGGCGTCAGGCGATCTCGTTCTGTCGCTCACGGCGGCGGCGGTGGTGACGACCGACCCCAACGCCAACTACGACGTGTTGGCCATCGTCGTCGAGAAGGGGGTGACGGCGGCCCTGGACCAGCGCGAGCGCAGGGCACGCGCCGCCCGCATCACCGACGCCCTGCGCGCCGAGCGTGCCCGCCGCCTGCTCGAAACCGTAGGGTGAGGCGATGGCCGAGGCTCGCACGAACATCTCCGTCACCCACCCCGACGGCACCACCACCACCGAGCTGGTCACCGACCATTCGCAGGGGTCGCTCGACCACGCCATCGCCACCGGCGTGGACAACACGGGCGACTACGCGCCACCCACCGAGATCATCGACGAGCCGGACCCGGTGCCGCCGCCCACCGAGGAGATCGTCGACCCGCCGGATCAGCGCACCGACACGGAGGCGCAGGCGGCCAAGAAGAAGGGGAAGAAGTAGGTGGGTTGCGGCGGGGGTATACGATTGCGGAATGATCCTCGACCCGTGGGAACGCTTCCTCCGCCACATCGAGCCGGACGGTGACTGTTGGAGATGGACCGGCACGACCGCCGGAACGAACCAGCGCCGCCCGACCTTCCGCCCCGGTAGCCGCAAGCAGGACCGCAAGGTCTACGCCTTCCTCTGGGCCTACGAGCACGAGGTCGGCCCCATCCCCGACGGCCTGGAACTCGACCACCTTTGCCGCCACTACTGGTGCGTCAATCCCGCCCACGGTGAGCCGGTGACCCACGCCGAGAACATGCGCCGAGCCCGCTTGCGTGTCTGTCGGGCGGGCCTCCATGATCTGACCGACCCAGCGAACCGCAACCCTTCCGTGCGTGGCTGCTACGCCTGCAAGAAGGACGGCATGAGGCGGCGCTACGCCGCACGAGGAGGGCAGTAGCCATCGGTTGTAACTGTGGGAAACGCCGGGTCTACATCGTCACCACCGCGGCGGGGGTGACGAAGCAGGCCGACAGCCTCTCGGCGGCCATGACCATCGTGCGGGCCGAGGGTGGGTCGTACCAGATCGCCAAGGTGAGCTAGCCCGCCGATACTGGCCCTTATGTCAAGCTGTCGGGGTACCCGATTCGATGGCACCTCGCGCAGCGATGCGTCCCGCGATGGTCCC